ACATCATTCATCACATTCCAAGTTTCATTCATTTCAGTCATTTGAATTCACACTCCACCATCATTTCCGTGAGCGCAGCCAAGAGGTTAATTTCTTGGTCAGCGACGAAAGCAATTTGATACTGGTATTTGGCAAGGATAAGAACAGCAGCAGGAATACTAGGGGGATCCACACTGTCATAGAGAGCGTCGTAGATGCGGCGTAGGATAGTACCAGGATCGTTGTCAAGGTTACTAACAACCCACTGGCGCACTTCCGTGAAGTTCTTTTCTTTGAGGTGTTTGATAAGGTCATTTACTTTTACATCACTAAAATGGGCAAGGATACCAGAATCTATCTTACCTCCCGCCGAGTATCTTTGACACTCATTGAGAACGCGACGCCAATCGGGAAAGTGTTTGTTGATAAGTTCAAGTAAGACTTTCTTATCAGCTTCGCACCGCTCGGTGTCCAGGATAAACATAAGTCGCCTGAAGAATTCTGATTGGAGTTGGGGTTTGTGTTTGGCATTTACAGAAAATTCAATGACGGCACAACGACTATGTAGCGGTTCGATGATTTTATTTTTGTAATTACAGGTGAATATGAACCTGCAGTTTCTGCTAAACTCTTCAATAGAGGCTCTAAGCAAGAGTTGTACGTCGGGAGTGGTGTTGTCAGCCTCATCAATAATAATGACTTTATGTTTCGCACTTGAGGAAAGAGATACCGTACTAGCAAAATTCTTTGCGTTGTTACGGACAGTATCGAGAAATCTGCCTTCATCAGATCCATTGATAACATAAAAATCTGCTCCTAATTCATTACATAATGCTTTTGCAACTGTAGTCTTACCACAACCAGCAGGACCGGCAAGAAGTAAATTCGGAACTTCTCCTTTTTCTAGGAAATCCAAAAATGTCTTCTTTGTAATATCGGGCAGAATACAATCTTCAATCTTTTTAGGTCGATATTTTTCAACCCAAAGGAATTCATCGTTCATAGTTCCTTAGTCTAACATAATAAGGTGCAAGAGAGTGAGTGCTGAAATTAGGATCCGGCATAATCCCTCTCTCTAAATTCAATTCTTGTAGCAAATACCACTGACCATCATCTTCAGCCTTTTCAAATATCTCTACCCATTCTACACCATCCTCTAATAATCGAACAGCAGCATCTTGTGCCTCTGTCCAATCATTATATTCTTTACCGTCTACTTTAAGCATCAGGTGGTATAGAAGAAATTACAGGATTCTTAGTTCTATTGGTAAGAGTAATGAATTTATCGGCAGCAAATGTTCCAGCAACATTAACTGAGATTTCATCACCATCATTCCAAATCTCTTCTCCATTCTTCTTCCGCATATCCAATGCTTTCTCCAAATCATCAATAATCTGTTGTGTTATTTTCATTAGCTGAATGTTGAATCAGGTTCTAATGCAATATAATATTTAAGATCAAGATTCTTAGATTCAAACCTAGAAAGAAGTTTATTAGACATAACAACATTATATGATCCAGGAAGAATCTTAATATTCTCTACCTTAAAGTTAAGAATAAATTCCTTATCTGTATCACCAACCACTTCCTGATAATTATTGGAAGTATCATTCTTCTTATCTCTAACAACAAGTTTAACAACACCATTCTCACCAACCACAGATAAATCAGGAACCTGATAGATTGAAGATGCTTTTAACAGATCACCAAGTTGCTGAGTATGTAATTCAAAACTCACATCCTCAGATGGCAGTTCAATAGACTTCTCTGGCGGAGTAACGATTACATTAGGGTCAGCATAAAAGAAGGTGTTACGCTTCTTACCTTCCCGAATAAGAAGATACTCAGCTCTCTCAAAATCCAAATCAGGATCACTATGAAGTGTTGAGAGAATATTCAAAAACACATTCAAATCATAGATACCAAAATCCTTTGGAAACTCCTCAGGAATTGTAGCTTCGGCAAGAATATTCTTCATCACAGAAATAGTGCGAAGTTTATTTCCTTGCTTAAACAGAATTGATTGATTGATCTCTTTAAAATTCTTTAGAATGTCAATAGTACTTTTAGAAAGTTTCATAACCACGGGTCGGAGTTTCATTTGTTTGGCCACTGAAATAATATAGCAGTAAGCAGTAGTGCATTGCCTTTAGTATATCACGTTTTGCAGATCCTTTCTTATCATACCGACTCAAATACTTAAGTGCATTAGAACGGCAGAAGGACTCAGCATCACCTACAGAATGGATAAGGTCAAGTGTTTGAACATCTGAACTCTCATTTGTATAATGTCCCTGATAGGTGGAAGAAACATAATCTTTAAGGTCTGCAATACCTTTATCTTCCTGGTATTTTTGAGATTTATACTTAAGTTCTGGTTGAGGTTTTGCTGGAAAATGATGCTTGTAAACATCATCAAGACCAATACTAATATGGTCCTCACCCATTCCACCTTTAACTCTAGATCCTGCAAATGCTCCAACAGTTGGATAAGCATCATCAGTCAATTTAATAGTATCAGATGACATAGCACCAGGATTTCCTGTAAGACTAAATCCATCTTCGTGCCAAAACGATTGACTAGGATGATCAGCAGGATAATAACTACCTGCACCACGACTAAAGTCAATAGTATCTGATCCAGCAGCACCTGCAAGTGTAGAAGAAGAAAAAGTTATCGTATCAGCAGAAGCTGCTGAACCATAATTAAAATCCTGTGCACCATGCACTGAAATTGTATCTGAAGAGTCTCCTCCAAAAATTACAACATCTTCTCCTGAACCTCCAAAATTAAATGGTACTGTATCTGCTGCACCAATAACATCAGTTCCAATTCCTATTGTATCATTATCACTCATAATAGGATACTCCTTGTCCATGTCTCCATAAAGTTCTTCATAAGCCAACCACCATGCCACAATCTGTTTCCTCCATTATATCATTCAGAAAGTTGAAAGTCAACATCCACCTTATCATACAACTCAAGAAATGCCTGCTTGGTCTCATCATCGAAACGATTAATGCATACTTCAATTGCTTTCACCTTACTTCCAAAAATGGAATAAGCACGTAGAATGTGAACAAGACGACGAGTGCTAATAATCTCATCAATACCTCCATCATAAAATGTTTTGCGAATAATGTCACCCCAATCTACAAGATGATTAATAAAACCAATATCTGTAATGCCTACAGTAGCAGCAACTCTTCCTAAAATCTTTTTCTCTACAGAAGCTACTGGATATTCTTGTTCAAAGGTTACTGGAAATCTCTCAAGGAATGCTTCATTAAGAACATTTGTTCCAATGAATCTTCCATCATCAGAACCTTTACCTTTTGTATTAGCAGTTGCAACTACATTAAATCCTTTTACAGGTTGCACAAACTTACCAATCTTCTTAAGGAAAATACCTTTACCTTCTAATACTGGTTGCAAACATAGGATCTTATTAGATGCCAGATCGATTTCATCTAGAAGGAGTGTAGCTCCCCTTTCCAGTGCCTCGACAACTGGACCATTATGCCATACAGTGTTACCATCGATAAGGCGAAAGCCACCAATAAGGTCATCTTCGTCTGTTTCAATTGTAATATTGACTCGGATTAACTCCTTATTTAGTTGAGCACACGCCTGTTCAACACTGAACGTTTTACCATTACCCGAAAGACCCGTAATGAACGCAGGATAGAACACACCGGTTTTGAGAATGGCCTTAAGATCATTAAAAGGACCAAAGTTGACGAAGGTATCATCTTTTTCTGGGATAAGGTTTTGTTGGATATGTGGAGTAACAGCAGGAGCATTAAATGAACGCTCAATATCTTCAACCACTTTTGTTGTTACTTCTAAATTCCATTTGCCGCGACCTACTTTATATTTCTCAAGGCGTTTTGTTACTGTCTGATATGCTATTCCGCGAGATGCACAATATCCTTTAACGTCAGCAGCAGTAAACTCTACACCATATGTATTTCTTAAGTCGTCAACAATGTGATCATCAGTCATTTTTAAAGTACGAGGCATGATGTTTGTTTCAATGAATTCATTATAAAGGAAGAAAGGAGGAAATGAT